GCCATCTTGTCTCGTATGCCTAACTCAGTAGGATCATCTAAGGCACTAGCCATAGCTATAGCAGCTTTAGGTGCAATCTGTGCTAAGTAATCTGTAGTTGCGCTTAAGATTTCATCCTTTAAAGCATCTCTTACAGATTTAGTAGGGGTATTCTCACTATAGCCAGCTAGTCTTTTTGCTACAGCGTGATTACCCCCTGCTTCATCGAACAGAACCTCCAGAAATTTAGTTTGATTTTCTGTTAGTTGTCTAGCCATTACTTTTTTTCTTTCCTACTAAATACTTAGGCACGTTTAGATTTTTCTTTTGCTGCCTTGGTAAGATCTTTAAAATGGACCAAGGGTTTAGAGCCTTTAGTATGAGTTTTACCAGTGTGTAAGGTCCCATCAGACATTTTATGATTAACCCCATTAAACTTTCTCCCGTCCTTATAGTAATGCTGTACACCCTTTGCCATGTTACTTCTTAGCTTTTCTGTTAGGAGGATTAGACGCACCAGCTTTAGCCATACCGCCTTTTTTGTAGCCCATAGACTTCTTAGCCATGCCTCCACCCATCATCTTTGCAGGTTTTTTAGCCATACCACCGCCCATGTATCCTTGTACGCTTTTCTTATCTTTCTTTTTCATGCCCATCATTGTATTAAGCCTTTCCTGCTTTTTTGTTTCTTGGAAACGATCTGTTTTTAGATGCTTTCTGCACCCGTAGGTTACTTTTTCTATTATCTAATGGATTGCCGTTTTTATGATCTACGTCTTTACCATCTCCTTTTTTAACTAAGCCTGCTTTTGTAGCCATTCGCCTAGCTTTGTTACGACCAACACGTTTAGCTATTTGCTCTGGTCTACTTTTATAGTTAGCATTTTCTTTTTTGTAATTACGTGGGGCCATTATATGTCTACGCTCCACTGTGTACATTTATATCCACGAACTACTCTGTCAGTATATTTTTTATTAAAATAAGGTATCCCAACTTCCTGTACAGATCTTACACAAGACTCTTTACTTAGTAATGCAGGGCCTCCAACAGCAATACAGTCTGTTAAGTTCGCTGTAAGACATAATAGTACAATAGGTGTCCACATTCACCATTTCTCCTTATTAGCCAAGTTTATTTCCTTTTGGATTTAGCTCCAGAACACTTCCATCGTTTGCGGGACAAGTTATTAGGAGTATTAGGATCATTTTGTTTTTCTTTAGATAGCCCTTTTTTTATTCCTAGGCTTCTTGCACAGTAACTATTCCCCTTAGATGTCCCTACACGAACTCTTGGACCACCACCTTTAGCGTTTCCTGCTTGCCCATAGCTAACCTTCTTGCCTGACGAGGTTATCTTAACCTTTGCCTTGCCTTTTCTAGGTGTTGCCATAACTACCTACGTAGCATCATAGTCATATTGTACATCATATCGTCAGAAGGTGTCAAGTTATCAATTGTTTCTTTTTGCATACCGTTATTACCGCGTAAATCTTTGCTTCCAAAGCGTTCTGCAGTATTACTTTCTTTTTCATAGTGTCCATTGCCCATGCAACGAAAGTCTTTTTGGTTTTTAGTAGAATAATACATATTAATTTCCTGCCAATGGGTTTAATAGAGCTTTTTTAATCTTATTATCTAAATTTAACTCTAAAGTTTCTATTTTAGTGTCTAGTCTGTCTATTTTAGCGTCCATACGGATTTCAAAAGCGTTAATAACACCCCTTACGTCCTTTATGTTCTGTCGATTACGCTGTTCTTGCTCTGCCATATCTTTTTCGACTTGAGATAACGTACTCTTTACGTCTAAACTCTGGGTATCTATAGATGTTTCAACGTCATCTATGTCTAATTCAATGCGATCTTCCTGTTGATCCATTGATGCTTTAATAGAATCTAGTTTATCATCTACTCTAAGCTCAACATTATCCATTAAGCCTTCTACAGTAGATACATCTTCCTTTAGTCGCTGTCTTTGTTCTTCTATTACGCCCTCAAAAGATAATAGGTCATCTTTCATACGCTGTTCTTGCTTATCCATAGTTGATTCTATGCCAGTCAAGTCTTCTCGAAGCTCAATCTTAGCATCGTGTACACTAGCTGATACACTAGCCAAGGATGCTTTAATTGAATTTACCTGTTCGCTAATTACTTCATTAACTAGGCGGTCAGCTTCTTTAAGGTTGGTAAACTGTTCGCTGATAATAGCTAGTTCACCCTCTACCATAACCATATGGTTTGTAATAAATGACAAATCGGGAGATACAAAGTTAGCTATCTTCTTTTCCATAGATAAGTATCTCTGATACGCCTCGAATCCGCCCCACAAGCCCCCAATAATTGTGCCGACGAGGGGTATAATAAGAAGTAGCTTGGAGCCACCTACCTTTATTCCTTTATACTCAACTTCTGCCATTATACTTTCCTATAGGGTTTAGTTTTTTTAGATATTTTTTTAGGTTGTTTGCTAAACTGCTTACCCTTTTTAGTATCTTCTCTTTTTTTACGGGTAGTTGCAGCATACTCACTGCTAGATAAAGATTTAATGGCACTAGTAGGTAAATACCTTTCGCCAGTTTTGCTAGAAGGTTTGCCACTCTTAGTTCGCCATTTCTGTTTAGTCCAAGACTTAAGACTTTTTTGACTTTTTGCTAGTGCCATTTCGACCCTTTAGTTTTGCAAAATCTGCCCCAGTAATTTTATTTTTTGGTGATGCTACTGCAGCTATCTTCTTTTGTTTTTTTGATAATGCCATTATTTGTATCCTCCGCCTTTAGCTTTATACTTTTTAGCAAGAAGCTGGGCTTTACGGGCAGACCATTGGCCTGCCTTTCCACCCTTACTCCCAGCTTTTACACTATTAAAAAGATTTTTTCTCATAGTGGGCTTTGTATAATTACCAGCTTTATTAACTACCATTATTTAAGGTTAAGGCCGCCAACGTTTGCTGCTAGACCGTCAATGACATCGTGTAACAAGAACGCTAGTGCTGCTGTAGTTGAAATACAAGTAATTTTAAAACTTGAACCTACAACTGCGTTAGCATCAAAACCTGCAGAATCATTTGCGTCTGCAATTCCTACGTTGTCACCGTCACCTTTTGGTATACAACCAATAATTTTTTCAGATCCGTTAGTAATAATATCAACATCATTACCTGCTGTACCTAACATTACGAATGTATAAGTAGCACCCAAACAAGTTGCACAAGCTGGGAGAGATAGAGATGCTGCACCGTTCATTGCAGGGAATGTTATGATAGCCCCTGATTGTGCTGCTGTTAGTACAGTGCCTGAAGTATAGCCTGTTACCTGTGCGAGTACTTCTACTCGTGGTAATTGACTTTGTGAGTCAAATGTAGCTGCACCTGATACAGCCATTGTACCAGTTACTGATAATCCGTCATCAAATCCAAAGACGGTTGGCATTTTTTCTATGCCCTCAAAAAGTGTAGTGTTTGCCATTGTTTATATTCCTTATTTGTTTTATTGGTTATATTGACTGTCCACGAGAGCATCCATCTTCACGTTAGAGCCTCCAAACATGATAAAAGAAGCGAAATTATTATCGCTTATTTGGGTGTCAGGTACAATTAGATCAGAAAAAAATCCTGGTGTGTCTTGAATTAATTTCTGGTCATTGAAAAACGTCTTAGAATTTCCTAGTACCTGCATTACAAGGAGGGTCTTGAGTTGGTTAGTAGAGTCGTACCGTCCTTTGTCCCCCATGTTCTTTACTATTTTACTTCCTGCCTTTTGTTTTTGGTCTTGTTTTTGTTGAGCCTTAGTTTCTTTAGGCTCTTCTTTCTTCTCTTCCTTTGCAGCTACCTCTTCTTTTTCTTTAGGTTCTTCTTTGGCAACTACCTTAACTTCAGGCTTCTCTTCTTCCTTTGGTTCTTCTTTAGTTGGCTCTTCTTCCTTTGCTTCTGGTTCTTCAACTACCTCTGGCTCAGAAACCACTTCTTCGGGTTCAGGCTGTGGCTCTTTAATTTCCTCATCAGGTCCAGGCGTTTCGTTTTCAGATACATCCTTAACTTCAGGAAGGTCAGTATCTTCCATATCGTTAGCCGCCACTTCAATGTCTTCAGGGGGCGGAGCATCAATTGTATTTGGTTCGACATCAACATCGGGCATATCCATTTCTAATTCTATATCCATTTCGATGTTGTTTTCCATCGTAACTTCAACATTGGTGGGTGGGCCTGTATCTACGCCCGTGTCTACAGTTATATCCATATCCATGTTAATGTCCATATCTATATCTGGCATATCTAACTCTAGCTCTATAGACTCGTATGAATCTCCCCCTGCCATATCATCGTCAAAGTTAGGTTGTACTTCAATCTCCCCGTTAGGATCTAAGTCAAAATCATTGTGATCAAAGATGTCTTCTGCTATATCTATGATCTCTTCAGTATAACCACCCGTAGCTATAAAAGTCTCTATTGTAGTAATATGAAGAGAAACAATAGTATTAACTACATTCCACAGGGCTGTTACGGTTACATCATCGAAGACTGGCCCTATGGCTAGGTTTATATCTCTGCCGCCCACTTCTACAATAATTGAAGTAAGACTTCCACCAAAATCAAAACCACCAGTGTATTCAGCATATCCTGTTGCTACTCCTGCTGCTGATAATAAGTCCGTACCAGCAAACGCTGTTGTTGTTCCGTCCCTGCCTGTGATGTGCATATATATTGAGTCTGCATTATCTTGCTTATGCACTTTGATCGTATAGTTTACTCTACCACCCCTGTCAGACATATTCAGGTTCTGTACGTCTATAGACTGAATGAATGTTGTTCCCATTCCAGCTACGCCCATTGTACTAGTGCTAGAACCACTACCAGCGATTTGCGCACATTTATCTGTACCTAGGTCTCCACAGGTGGACCCAGTTGGCATCGAAGCTGAACCCTGCCCTCCCCAATCAACATCCATATCACCTTCTTTACCAGATGATACAAATCCATTATTGCCGTCTAGTAAGTCGCCACTACTTTCATTAGTAGTTGTAGTAGTGGTGGTTGTTACTGTAGTAGTTTCTATTTCAGTTATCCCTGTAGAATCACTACTTGATTCAGTTAGTACTTCTGTTTCGATTAACTCAATAATACTTGGGGTACAAAGTCCTACCGTAGTATCTGCGCAGTCTGGGTTGTCAGCTACTAGCTCTGTGCTATAAAAGCAAAAGAAGAGCGGCAATAGGGAATACCCAAGTCTTTTTCTTTTCGCCATCTGCGCTTCTTTCTTTACGTTTTTCAGCTAAGGCTTTGCGTTTCTTTAGTTCTAATTTCTTTTGACGTTTTTCTGCTTTGGCTTTAAGTCTCTCTTCTTCTTTTAACTTAGTTGCCTCAACTTTATTATTTTCTTCCTGTGCTTTTATTTCTTTCTTGGCTAGTAAAGCAGCCTTCTTAGCTTCTAACTCTAGTTCAGCTATCTCAACTTCTTTTATAGCTCTAATGTCAGAATCTTGCGGAATAAGTTCTACGTTTTTATTCCAGGCTTCTAAAGCCTCATTACCAATTTTACCCATGAATGGACAGGGCGTACCTGCCATCCACATCGAATCAAACACCCTTGAGTCTATACAAAGGGTTGATATTGCCGCTACCTTCATTCCCATTCCGTATAAGCTACGCGCTAGTTTTATACGCTCACAGTTTTTATCGGTAATAGTTATGCCCGTAGCAAAACCTAGTACTTGTGTTTGCACTGAGGCAGCAGCAGCCGATTTACATACGTCGCTATTATTAACAACTATAGACGGAGCAGACGCAGTGGGTACGCTTTTATCTGTAACCACTGTGCTGCTAACCGTATTACTATCGGCAGCAGATACGTCTTTAGAGCCAAGCAGGAATACAAATATTATTGCAAACCCTACCAAGCCCAGTATAAAACATATCCGCTTAATCATTTTTGTCATTACTTCTTAGCGCAGTTGCACCAGCCATCTTGTAGCAAGTGTAGTACGACACCTAAAGCAATTAAACCAGCTAACCCTGCTCCACCTAGTAGAGAGATTAAACCAATTATATTTTCTACTACGTTGCCTAAGAACATCATGTTCCCTGGTCCAACTAGTAGTGATACCACTATCGAGAGTGTCAGAAGTGCGACAGAAAGGTTAGTTAACCCTGCCACCGATTTCATCATTCTATCCATTGGGCGTTCCTTTTTTGTTGTTTCTAAAAGTTAGTGATCGTTAAGGAACAACAATACTAACCGTACTCTCGTTCCCTACTGGGGTCTAAGACTTCATGCCTACTTAACCAGCCCTCTAAGTACATAGCCCTTTCTACGTGGTCTAGTGTATATCTTACACCAGTATTACACTTTATTGCTTCCCTGATGTAAAACACATCAGACTTCGGGATATGTACTCGACTGAAGGCACGAGGGTTGTTATCTATTAATGCTTTATAGAATTCTTCGAGTACATTCTCTGATGCGTATAGTTGTACTTGCTTTTTGCTCATTGTCAAGACTTATTTTATATAATTGTAAGGAGGGGGTAAAAACGCGCCACACTTAGTACGAAAGGAGGGATACTTAATGCAGCGCGTAAGTTGGTTTATACAGGAATATACAAACAGATAGTATTTTAGTTTATGTAACGTACAAAGGGTCTAAGGAGGGAGAGAGAAACTTTAACTCGCATCATACGTTACATAAGTTAATCCTAGTACAAAGCTAAGAAGGTGTCAACTACTATATTCTTCCATAGTATCTTTATAACTTTGTGTACGAATGAATAAGGGTGTTTCTTCGCCTACATATGCCCCTACTACATTGTAACTCATAAATTCGTGGGCTTCTTCTACAGACATTGTATCACGGTCTATTAATACATTAATACATAGGTCATAGTCATACACGGCAATGTCATTACCATTGTAGCTAAACGCTACTGCTACGAAAGCTGTTTCAAATCCATCTGCTGTAATCATTGTTCTACTCCTCCTTGTATAACTTAGTGTATAACTAACCTTCCTCTTTAGGGAGGAAGGTAATGTATAACTTAATGTATAACATAGGCTGCTGCTGCTACGCAGTTATACTCATAAAACGACCCAAGTCAAACACTATGTTACTACCTGTGACACTTTGTCGCTATAATAGCTATACTATTAGTGTTTCTATTCTTATGTGATCACAAATACTAGTAATACGTAGCATTATAATAGGCATTGCGGGTATACAACACCCAGGTCCGAAAAACCCCGTGTGTGTAACTGTACATATATATATATCCACGTAGGGGCCAGTGGCCCTCGCCCCCATGTAGAACAAAACAAGAACATAGTGACCGAAATAGGGTGAAAGTAGAACAAATGTAGCACAATCTGGACGCGCAACAATATTACCCAACCGCGCAACAATGTTACTCATTGATATTGTAGGGAAAAGTATGTGATGAGTTATCACTTCCTATATACCTGTACTCCAGACCTATACCCCTATTTGGGCGGGTGGCAGAACTATACCCCATCGGATGGACAACCTGCTTCACTTAGGTGCGACAATTTGGGTGACATATATACAACAGATTGGGCCTAGCACTTTTTCTATACCAGTACCCCAGACAAGTTTTACATGCTCTCAGCGGCTCTTATATCGAGTGTCAGGACATTATGCGACAAGTTGACGCAGAAGTGATAATAACTATTGTGCATCACTTCCGAATAATACTATAGTATATACAAGAAAAGACGGTTAGCCCCCACCGAAAGACAGTAGGCAACAGGTTCCATAGTAACTGGATACAATAAGATGTTGAGATTTTTTTAGAGGCATCAGTGTAAAAGTTACTGGTCTTGGACCTGAGATCGGAAGAGAAAAGCCGATCAACCCCATAACAAAAAACGATATGTTTACTTATAATATTGTATGGCTCAAACGAAAACGATGTTTCGCATTTACCTAAATCGTTAGGTATCAAGTTAGTAGTAGTTGAGATGCATAGACGATCTACAGTCTTCGAGTTTCATTTAAACATATTGTTGTTGCCTGATAATAGGTAACGATAAAAATTACAGCTTACATAAATTATATTTAGTCGAGGCCGCCTAGCAAACGGCCTTGATCATAATACAATTTAAATCAAACTTATCTCGAAAGGATAAAACAAAATGACTTATGTTAATTTAACAATTGAATTTGCTAAAACTTTTAAGGAACTAAGTAACATCGTAAATTTTGATAATCGATGTCATC